CGGCCAGCTGGAGCACATTGACGGCCAGCTGTGCCACACCGAGGCTCTGGTGACCTGCGGCCGCCAGCAGGGTAAGAGCGTCGGCCTCATGGCTCTCGCCGGTTGGTGGCTCTGTGAGATGCCGAAGATTCGGGGCGACGCTCAGAGCGTCATGCTGGTCGCGAACAAGCTCGACCGCTCCTCCGCGATGTTTCGTACCCTGGCTCCGCTTCTCGAGAAGCAGGGAGGAAAGCCGTTTTGGTCGTACGGCCGAGAACAGATGATCATGCCCGACGGCTCGACACTCCGCGTCGTCGCCGCGACCGGCTCCCAGCATGGAGCCTCCAACGATCTCGTCCTGGTCGACGAGCTCTGGCAGATCGCGCCGACCGTGATCTTCGACGCGCTCCGGCCGACCATGCTTGCCCGACCCTCTCCGCTGATGTCGATGTGGTCGACAGCTGGTGATCAGAGCTCGACGGCGATGATCAAGATTCGCGAGCAAGCGATCAACGCGATCGACGCCGGCCGATCCTCCCGGCTGTACTTCGCCGAATGGTCACCTCCGCCCGGTGTCGGCTGGGGTCGCGAGTGGTGGCCCTGGGCGAACCCGGCTCTCGGCGAAACTGTCCGAATCGAGGCTCTGGAGGCGGCCGCCGACTCACCGGATCGAGCCGCGTTCCTTCGAGCTCACCTGAACGTCTGGGTCGCGAGCTCGCAGGCCTGGCTACCGATCGGCGTCTGGGAGAACCAGCAGACCGACGACCCGATGCCCGGCCGAGGCCGCACTCCGCGACGACGGCCGAGTCCAGGTCTGCGTCGAGTTCACCGTCGACACCGAGGACGAAATGTGGCGCGAGATCGACCGCGTGCTCGCCGAGCCGGAGATTCAGTTCGGCGTCACTCCGACGCTCGACATTCACACTCCCGAGAAGTACACCCGGCGAAAGCAGATCGTCGGCTACGGCGAGCTCCTCAAGTACACCAGCCTCGTTCGAGCAATGATCACCGAAGGGAAGGTCGTTCACTCCGGCCAGATCCAACTCACCGAGCACGTTTCTCGAGCTGTCCTGGGCAAGACCTCCGGCACAGTAGTCCTCAGCTCGCAGAGGAGCCCGGGCCCGATCGAGCTCTGTCGGACGCTCGTCTGGGCGGCCGCGCTTGCCTCGAAGAACAAGGCGTCGAAACGACCGGCGATCGGCTTCTCCAGATAGTAGACATACCCTTCCCGGTATGGGAGACTCCCGGTCGGAATGGGAATCTTTCGACGTACCGCTAAACCGGCCGCGGCCGTCGTTCCGATCAAGGCCGCCGCAGGGGTGGCCGGACTGAACGGCTCGTTCCTCGGCTATCAAGTCGGGACAGTCGAGGAACGAGCTCTCTCCCTTCCGACGATCACCAGGGCGCGCTCGATGATCGCGACGATGATCGCAGGCCTTGACCTCCGACAATACACGCTCCAATGGGACGGAGAAGAGTACGAGAAGTTCTACGTCATGGGCGAGTCATGGATGACCCGACCTAATCCGAAGGTCACCCGTCAGTTCATCATGGCCCAGACCGTCTCGGATCTAATGCTCTACGGAGCCGCCTGCTGGTACGTCACAACTCGCTATAGCACCGGCTTTCCGGCCTCGTTCCAATGGCTTCCGATGGGCTCGATCACGACCCCGGACAACGAGCCGCCGCAGTACTTCGGGAACCCTCAGACCGTCATGTTCAACGGCGTCGAGCTCGACCAGCGAAACGTGATCTTCTTCCTCGCACCCGACCAGGGAATCGTCTACACCGGCAAACGAACGATCGACATCGCGCTCCGCCTCGACCAGGCCGCCCGACGCTTCGCCCTCACCGAGATCTCCGCTGGCTACCTCCAGCAGACCGACAGCTCCGAACCAATGTCCGGCGACGAGCTCACCGAACTCGCCCAGGCCTGGGCATCCAACAGACGCGAATCAGCGATCGGAGCTCTGAACTCATCCGTCAAGTTCGTCGAGTTCTCGTCTGATCCGCAGAAGCTCCAGCTGACCGAAGCACGGCAACACGCGGCCCTGGAGCTCTCCCGGCTCGCCGGAGTACCGGCTTACCTGGTGTCGGCTCCGACGAGCTCGGGAATGACCTACAACAACGCCCAAGAGCAACGAAAAGACCTCTGGCTCTGGGGCGCGAAACCATACGCGACCGCGATCGCTGAACGCCTCTCAATGGACGATGTGATCGCCCGAGGCCGCCATGTCGAGTTCGACACCGAGTCGATCTTCGAAAGCTACGAAGAAGGCGTCATGCGAGAACCGGCCGTCGAGATCGAAGAGGAGATCGAATGATCCGTCTACACGTAACCGATCTGAGCGTCGACGCCGCCGCACCCGACGACGCTCCGTCGAGGTCGATCACCGGCCTCGCCGTTCCCTGGAATGTCGCCACCACCGACAGCCTCGGCCAGCGCGTGCTTTTCGAGAAGGACAGCCTTCCCGAGGAAGGACGCGCGCCGAAGCTCGTCGAATCACACGACCTCTCCCAGGTTCGAGGCCTCGTCACCGAACGAGTCTCAACCGACCAGGGAATGATGTTCACAGCTCGCATCGCCAACACCCGCGCCGGTGACGACGCGATGGAGCTCCTCAAGATGGGCGCGCTCGACGCAGTCAGCGTCGGCGTCGAGCCCGTCAAGTACAAGTTCGACAAGGACGGCACGATGCGCGTCCAGTCGGCCGTCTGGCACGAGCTCAGCCTGGTCGCCGTTCCGGCGTTCGATCAGGCCCGAATCACCAGCGTCGCCGCCTCTGCTCCCGAGGAGGAGCCGGAGGAAGCAGAGCAAGAACCCACCTATCCCGAGCCCGAGGAGGACTCAGTCATGCCCGAAACACCCGAAGCCGTCGAGGCCACCGTGCCGACGACACCGCTCCAGTTCGCCCAGCCTGCGAAGCCGTTCAAGCTTCCGTCGGCTAGCGAATACATCGCCAAGTTCCTCGCCGGAGGCGCAGAATTCGCCGAGTTCAACGCTCGCATCCGCGCCGCCGCCCCGGACGTCACCACCGCCGACACGCCCGGCATCCTTCCCGAGCCGATCGTCGGCCCGGTGTACAACAACTTCCGCGGCCTGCGCCCGGTGATCGACGCGATCGGCGTCCGTGCCATGCCCGGAGGCGGCAAGATTTTCCGTCGCCCGGAAGTCACGACCCACACCACCATCGGCCTCTCGAACGGCGAGAACGTCGCACTCGACTCCGGCACGTTCGTCGTCTCGAACAACGACGTCACCAAGGCCGTCTACGGTGGCTACGTCAAGCTCTCGGAAGAGGATCTCGACTGGACGGAGCCCGAAGTGCTCGGCCTGCTTCTCGACGACATGGCTCGCATCTATGCGAACCAGACGGACGACGCGGCCGCCGATGCTCTCATCACCGGCATCACCAACACCAACAACTTCACGGCCGCCAACATCGCCGACCCGACCGACTGGGTGACCTGGATGTACACCGCCGCGTCGGACATCCTGTCGGACTCGAACGGCTGGCTTCCGACCCATCTGTTCGTCGCACCGAACCGCTGGGCGAGCCTGGGCCAGCTCGAAGACGGCCAGGGACGCCCGCTGTTCCCGCAGATCGGCCCGATGAATGCGTACGGCAACCTCGCCCCCGGCGCGCAGGCCGGTGTCGCCTTCGGCCTCCAGGTCGTCGTCGACCGCAACTTCGCCTCTGGCACGTTGGCGATCGGCCACCCCGACGGTTTCGAGATCTTCGAACAGCAGAAGGGCGCGATCTCGGTTGAGGCCGCTGATGGTTCGCTGAGCCGGATCATCAAGTTCCGCGGCTACTTCGCGACGCTGATGATCGACCCGTCGAAGTTCATCAAGGCCGCGTTCGTCTGATCGACGAGAGGATTCTGGATCATGGCTACGTTCTCGATTACGCATCAACAGCGCGTCGACAACGTCGCCGTGATCCAGACCCTCACCGGAACCGACATCGGTGTCGGCCAGGCGATCACCGTCGCCGGATGCGGAACAGGTTTCAACGGCTCCCAGACCGTCATCTCGACGGAGCCGTTCCTGTTCTCCCATGTCGACGACGAAGGTGACCTGATCTTCGATTACGACGTCATCGTCGAGAATCAGATCCTCTTCCAGAATGTCGGCGACGACGTTTCTCGAGAAGGTCTGACGACGTTCGGGACGCTCACCTGGACGGAAACCTGCTCCTGGGTGAACGTCGCCGATGTCCAACAATGGCTTGGGATCGACTCCGCAACAGCAAACGACACCGCTTTCCTGACGACCTGCGTCAACGCATCGAACAGCTGGTGTTTCACGCGACGAAAGGCCTCCGGCTACACCGACAGCCTGTCGACCGTCCCGAACGCCTCCGTCAAGCTCGGCGCGATCATGTTCGCCGCAGTTCAGTATCGGGAACGCGGCTCCGTCGACTCGTATGCCTCGTTCTCGTCAATGGGCGCACCGACACCGATCCTCAGCCTCGGCCAGATCCACCGGCTCCTCGGCGTAAATAGATCGCAGGTCGGCTAATGCCAGCGACCGGAATCTTCATCGAGGCGACCAACGCACTCAAGGCGACCATCGAAGCTCTCGGTTTCAAGACCGTCACCGATGTTCGCAACGTCCGACCGCTCACCGTTCTCATCGAGCCGCCAACCTTCGACGCTTTCACGTTCAACGTTGGCGACCTCACCTTCCGCATCTCCGTTCTGGCTCCGCCACCTGGCAACCAGGACGCCTCCGATTACCTCCTGACCTCCGTCGACCAGCTGATGAACTCCGGCCTCCCGATCACCTCCGGCCGGCCGGGATCACTCGACGTCGGAGGCCAGGTGCTTCCCTGTTACGACCTCACCGTCCGAATCGCCTCACGGCGCAACTAGAAAGGCCCACAATGGCAACCACCACCTACCTCTCGAACCCGTCCGTGACGATCGGCGCAGTCGACGTCTCCGACCAATGCTCAGCCGCGACGCTGACCGTCGGCTACGACGCACTCGAAACGACCGCCTTCGGCTCCAGCGGCCGAAGCTACGCGGCCGGACTCGAATCCGTCGAAGTGACCCTCACGCTGTTCAACAGCTACGGCGCATCGGAGATCGAGGCCACCCTCGAAAACATCGTCGGAACCACTGCGACACTCGTCCTGAAGCCGAAGAGCGGAGCGGCCGCCGCCGACAACCCCGTCTACACGATCACCGGCGCGTTCCTCGCGTCGATCCCCCCGATCCAGGCCAACGTCGGAGAGCTGTCGACCGTCGACATCACCTTCACCGGCGGAACCTGGGCTCGCGCCACCAGCTGAGAGGAATAGTCCCGACATGAAACTCCGAATGAGAATCGATCTGGGCGAAGGCCCGATCGAAGTACAAACGAACCTCGCGACCGTCGTCGCCTGGGAGCGGAAGTTCAAGCGCAAGGCCTCGCAGATGAGCGAAGGAATGGGAATCGAAGATCTCGCGTTCCTAGCTCATGAGGCCTGTAAGCAGAACCAGATCACCGTCCCTCTCATGCTCGACGACTTCATCAAGAAGCTCGAAGAACTCGACGTCATCTCGGAGGAAAAACCAAACCCTTCCCGACGGCCACCTACCGACGACGTCTAGCAGAATTGCTAGCGGAAACCGGCTGGTGGCCCCCAGGAGTCGAGTTCGACCTCGACGATCTGGCGACAGTCATCGCGATCATCAACGAGAAACACGGAAACAATGGCCGGAGAAACAGTCCAGGGAGTCAAGGAGGCCGCTAAGGCTCTGCGACAGATAGACCCGGAGCTTCGGAAAGAGTTCAACGCGAACGTCCGTCAGATCGCCGCTCCGATCGTCGACGCCGCAAAAGCGTCGTACAACGATTACATCATCCCATCCGGTACACGCCGAAACTGGACTCAACGCGACCGGAAGCTTTTCCCGTTCACGGCGGCCGCGGCCCGTCGAGGCGTTCGAACGAAGATCGACACGCGAGCTAGATCCCGATCGTCGATTAAGGTCGTTCAGTCGAATCC